CCAGCAGCGATCGCGGTGACTGGCGTCGAGCTGATCGAGATCGTGCAGGCCGGCGTTTCCTCGCGCGCATCGCTTTCGCAAATCGCCATGCTTGCCGCGCCTACCGCCGGCAGCGCCTCGCAGAAGCAGATCCGCGCCTGGGCGGCGGCGACGGGGTTCCCGCCCTACATTTACACGATCGACAACGCGTGCCCGGCCGATATCGCCAATGCGGTCAACATCGAATGGCTGCACGGCAACACCATGGCCGTTGGTGACGCGTTGTATCTTTTCATTCAGACCACTCTTGGCTTTACCAGCAGCCAGATGTTTGCTGCGTACACCACAATGCTGACGTACCCCCCATGACCAGTCCAGCAGGCAACCCACTTACGTATAACAGTTATGTCGCAACCGTGGCGGCGCTTGCCATTATTAATGCTGGCCAGGATCTATACTTTTCGGGCCTGATTCCGCAGATGCTCAATTACGCCGAGCTTCGCATCCAGCGTGACCTCGATCTATTGCCGCTGCAGACGGAAAATGACACCTATGCGCTCACGATTGGCTCGAATTTGCTGTCGATCGCGGTCAATGATTTTGTCACCGTCCAGAACGTCGCGGTTGTCAGCGGCACGAAAAGAATACAGCTGATCCCCACCAGTAAAGAGGTCATCCAATTTGTTTACGGCGACAGCTCGGTTACGGCCACGCCTGTCTACTTTGCGCCTTACGGCGGCGACGCATTGACCAATGGCGCGACGTCGCAGGTTTTTATCGTTGGGCCATATCCGGATCTGGCCTACCCACTGGCTATTGTCGGCACGATGCACGCGCAGAGCCTATATACGTTCTACAATACGCCGTTGGCCGCCACCGCCACGACATTCATTAGCGCCAACCTGCCCGATCTTCTGGTCATGGCCAGCATGATTTTCATTTCTCAGTACCAGCGCAATTTCGCCGCCAGCAGCAATTCGCCTGAAATGGCGGGCAGCTACGAAAACCAGTACCAGACGCTGCTCAAGTCGGTCGCCGGCGAGCAGCTTCGCAAGCGCTTTCGCGCGTCGGCGTGGTCGTCAGAGGCGTCGTCTCCCGCGGCGACGCCAGCAAGGACGTGACCCATGCCGCATGCGACATTCCGCGTCACCCCGGGCGTCGTCACAAACGAGACGCCAGCCTTGAACACGGCTGGAGTGTCCACCAGTCAGCTAATACGCTTTAAACCGGACAAAAACGGGCTTGGTCTTGTGGAAAAGCTGGGCGGGTGGTCCAAGTTTTACGCGGGCCCGATGCCGGCTATCGTCAGGCAGCTGCTGGCGTGGGAAGATTTGAACTCCAATGAGTGGGTGGCCGCCGGCATGCAGACTGGCATATCCGGATACGCTTACCTCGGCGTCTTGGCGGCTATTCTGGGCGCCAACGGCATTACGACCGGGCAGAATTTTCAGCTGGTCACGCCGCTTTTTCTGTCATCCGATATCGCGCCCGTGTTTTCCACGACGGCAGGCAGTCAAGTCGTCACTATAACTGACACCGTGTCGCAAAACATTAGCACTTATGATGCTGTTTACATAGCAGATCAAGTATCGGTCGGCGGCCTTGTGCTATTTGGCGTCTATCCAGTTTATCAGAACCTTACCACGACTACGTACACCATTCTCGCGACCAACATACTGGGCGCGCCGCTTTATGCCACGGCGACTTCAACTTCAGCGGCCGTACCGAGCTTGACCACCACAGCCACTTCCGCGAATGTGGCGGTTGTGCTGGCCAATCACGGTTACTCCGTGGGCAGCACGTTCCCTATTCTGATCCCTACAACAGTGGGTGGCGTCACTTTTTACGGAAACTATGCTGTAACGGCTGTGGCGGACGCCAATGACTTTACGTTCGTATCGAAGGTTACGGCGACTACCACGGCCACCGGCAGCATCAATGGCGGAAATGTCCGATTTATCTATAGTGCGGGCGGCGCTCCTACCGGCGTGGTGGTGGGGTACGGCCAAGGCGGCTACGGCGCGGGCGGTTACGGCGTCGGTTCGGGAACGATTGTCAACATAGGCGCTCCGACGGGATGCACGGATTGGAGCCTGGATAACTGGGGCGGCATCTTGCTGGCGTCTCCGACGGGCGCCGTGGTCGACGGCATCGGCGTATCTGGAATTTACCAATGGGACCCGACGTCGGGCGCCACGGTCGCGGCGGCTATTTCGCAAGCGCCGCCTGTCAACGACGGTTTCTTCGTGGCCATGCCGCAACGGCAAATCATGGCGTGGGGTTCGACTTTCACCGGCATCCAAGACCCGCTCCTTGTGCGTTGGTGCGACATATCGAACTTCAACATCTGGGTCGCCACCGTCACGAATCAGGCCGGCTCCTACAGAATTCCTCGGGGGTCCAAGATCGTGGGCGGCATACAGGCGTCGCAGCAGTCGCTGCTGTGGACGGATCTGGCCTTGTGGTCAGTGCAGTACATCAGTCAGCCTTATGTGTATTCGTTCAACGAAATTGCGGCTGGCTGCGGCTTGATTGGTCGCCGGGGAGCCTGCGTTCTCGGAGAAAATGTTTACTGGATGAGCCAGAGCCAGTTCTTTTCTCTGACGGGCGGCGGCGTCAGTATCCTCGACTGTCCCGTATGGGACGTTATTTTCCAGGATCTGGACCTAAATAACCTGCAAAAAATCAGGTGCGCGCCCAATTCGCGTTTTGGCGAAGTTACGTGGTTTTACCCAGTCATCGGCGGCAGCGGCGAGCCCACCAACTACGTCAAGTATAATACCATTCTGGGCGCATGGGACTACGGCGTCCTCGATCGCAGCGCATGGATCAATCAGAGCGTGGTGGGGCCGCCGCTGGGCTACTCACCGATCAACAATTACATTTATCAGCATGAGATTTCACCAGACGCCGATGGCGTAGCGATGGTGTCGTCATTTTCAAGCGGATACGCCGCGCTCTCGGATGGCGACGACAAGATTTTTGTTGACGAAATTTGGCCCGATATGAAGTGGGGCTATTTTGGCGGCTCCCAAAATGCGACGGTGAACCTGACGATCGGCGTCAAGGACTTCCCAAGTCAAGCGCCTTTTAACATAGGGCCGTTCGCGTTCAATTCGTCGACCACTTTTGTGTCTCCGCGCGCCCGGGGCCGTTTGATGCAGATTTCAGTGGGCAGCCAGGATATTGGCTCGTTCTGGCGCCTTGGCGGCATACGGTACAGGGGAGAGCCCGATGGGAAATTCTAGCGGCTTTGGCGGATCTTCGACTTCGCTCACGGATTGCCTGACAGCGCTCAAGAACCTCGTCACGGCGACCAACAACGCCGCGCGCCAAGCACTGGCCATCGCGGGCTCGCAAGTCATCGAGAGCATCGGCGCCGCCACCCTGGTCAGCAGCGGACCGGGCCGCGTCGTGAACGTCAGCGTCACCACGACGGGCGCTGTCGGAACGCTATACGACAGCCCGTCGGCAGGCGTGCTGACGCACCCGCTTTATGTCATTCCGGCGGCCGTGGGCGTCTACGCGGTCAACATGCCCTATGGGCTGGGCTTGGTCGTGGCGCCGGGCGCCGCGCAGGTGGTCGCGGTGAGCTATTCGCCCGGCGCCGCCACGGGAGCGCAGTGACATGCCGCTGATCAAGTCAGCTTCAAAGGCCGCGATTGGCCAGAACATTCGGGAAATGTCAAAAACGCATCCGCATGATCAAGCGGTCGCCGCCGCCCTCGACACCGCGCGCCGCGCGTCGCGCGACAGCGGCGGTCCGCTGCCGGGACTGGCGTCGGTTCCCGGGGTGCGACCATTGCAGCAACTGAGCGGCGCGCCGTCGCAGAAGATCCACACCGGGCCGATTCATAGCAGCGTCGCCGGTCGCACCGATCACCTTCCGGTGGCCACACCTTCAGGTAGCTTCGTTTTACCCGCCGACATAGTAAGTGGCATGGGTGACGGCAATACGATGGCTGGTTTTAAAGTAATAAAGCGCATGTTTGCCGGAAACCCGTATTCACAGGCTAACGGTCCGTATCCGCATAACAAAGGC